GCAGTAATGTCCCCTCTGATGGACCTACAGAAGCGTCACGGGACGTTCTTTAGAGTCGAGGAACTAACCCACGGAAATAAAAAGAAGACTGACAGGGTCATGTGGGCGTTACAGGGGCGCTTTGAGAATGGCTTTGTAACACTTAAGAAAGGGGAGTGGAACTCTAGGTTCTTAGACCAACTCTTTCAGTTCCCTGACGCACTAACTCACGACGACTTGATAGATGCTTTAGCTTACATAGACCAGCTTGCACACGTAGCGTACGACTATGATTATGAAGTCGATGACTATGAAATTTTAGACGTAGTATCAGGATACTAATATGACCGAACTATTTGAACAAGACCCCTTGTTGATAGAAGAAACTATCGAAGACTGGGTAATGACTAAGTGTGACGACTGGCGTGACAACTACGAGTCAAACTACGAAGCACGTTTTGATGAGTACTACAGGCTCTGGAGAGGCATCTGGGACCCTGCTGACTCTGATCGTAAGTCAGAAAGAAGCCGTATCATTGCCCCTGCTCTTCAGCAAGCTGTGGAGTCCAACGTAGCAGAACTTGAGGAAGCTACTTTTGGAAGAGGCAAGTGGTTCGACATAGCTGACAACATGGGTGACACAGAGCGTCAAGACGTGTTATTCCTAAGAAACAAACTAACGGAAGACTTTGAGGACTGTAAAGTCCGTAAGGCAGTAGCAGAGTGTCTTATTAATGCTGCTGTGTTTGGTACAGGTGTTGGCGAGATTGTCATCGAAGAAATGAAAGAGATGGCACCAGCTACACAGCCTATCATGGGTGGTGACTTAACCGCAGTCGGTGTCAACATTACTGAGCGTGTCAAGGTAAAACTTAAGCCTGTGATGCCTCAGAACTTCCTTATTGACCCTGTGGCAACAAGCGTAGACGACGCTATGGGTGTTGCTGTAGATGAGTTCGTAAGCTTACATCAAGTAGAGATGCTACAGGAACAAGGAATTTACAGAGACGTTCACGTAGGTATTGCTGCTCCTGACTCTAACTTAGAGCCTGACCAAGACTTAACCATGTACACTGACGACAAAGTACGTCTCACTAAGTACTACGGTTTAGTCCCCAGAGAACTACTTGACAACGCCTTTAAGGATGATGAAGACGACAGTGACGACGATGAAGTAGAAGAAGTAGAGTTAGTCGAAGACTCCAAAAGCAAGTCAAAGTACGTAGAAGCAGTCGTAGTAGTTGCCAATGGTGGTGTCTTGTTGAAAGCCGAGGCTAACCCTTACATGATGCAGGACAGACCTATCGTAGCCTTCCCTTGGGACGTAGTTCCCTCTAGGTTCTGGGGTCGTGGTGTGTGTGAAAAGGGTTACAACTCACAGAAGGCTTTGGACGCTGAGTTACGCGCTAGGATCGACGCTTTGAGCCTCACGACTCATCCTATGTTAGCCGTAGACGCCACTAGGATGCCACGAGGTGCTAAACCAGAAGTACGTCCGGGCAAGATGATTCTAACCAGTGGAGACCCGCGTGAAATTTTACAACCGTTTAACTTTGGGCAAGTTAGTCAAATCACGTTTGCTCAGGCGGGTGCTCTACAGCAGATGGTACAACAAGCTACTGGTGCGGTTGACTCTGCTGGAATCTCGGGTGCAATTAATGGAGAAGCTACGGCTTCTGGCATTAGTATGTCTCTCGGTGCTATTATTAAAAGGCATAAACGTACTCTGATTAACTTCCAGCAGGCTTTCTTAATTCCTTTTGTCAAGAAGGCTGCCTATCGTTACATGCAGTTTGACCCTGAGAACTACCCTGTTGCTGACTACAAGTTCAACGCAAGTAGTACTTTGGGTATCATGGCTAGAGAGTACGAAGTGACTCAGCTTGTACAACTACTACAGACTATGGAAAAAGACTCTCCGTTGTACAACACACTGATTCAGTCCATTATTGACAACATGAACTTGTCTAACCGTGAAGAACTCCTTGCAGCTATGCAGAAAGCTACGCAGCCTAACCCAGAAGCACAGCAGATGGCACAGGCAGCACAGCTAGCACAGATGCAGTTCCAGCAGTCCCAGACAGCAGCTCTGTCAGCTCAGGCTCAAGAGTCTGCTGCAAGGGCTACTAAGCTGGCTGCTGAAGCTCAGGCAGTGCCTATGGAGCTAGAGATTGATCGTATTAGCGCAATTACAAGAAACTTGCGTGAAGGCGACCAAGAAGACAAAGAGTTTGAAAGACGTATGCGCGTTGCAGAGACTCTTTTAAAAGAAAGACAAATCAAAGGTAAAGAAAATGCTAACGGACAAAGAACTAACAATTCTCCTAGACCAAGTCAAGAAACACCTCCAGCCCCAATGGAGCCGCCTAGAGGAATTAGAACGCAAAATGGAGGAATGGAGTAATGCCAAAGGAGAAGGACCCAAGGCTGGAAAGGGCGGGAGTAAGCGGCTACAACAAGCCAAAGAGGACTCCTAGCCACCCTACTAAGTCGCACGTAGTAGTTGCCAAAGAAGGTGACGAAGTTAAGACCATTAGGTTTGGACAGCAGGGGGTTAGTGGTGCGGGTAAAGCCCCTAAGTCTGAGAAAGAGAAAGCCAGACGCAAGTCATTTAAGGCTCGTCATGCAAAGAATATTGCAAAAGGTAAGATGTCAGCAGCCTATTGGGCCAACAAGGAGAAGTGGTAATGGCAGGTCTATATGATAATATCCACGCAAAACGTAAGCGCATTGCAGCAGGTAGTAAGGAGAAGATGCGTAAACCGGGTTCCAAAGGTGCACCCAGTGCAAAAGCCTTTAAACAAGCAGCTAAAACAACCAAAGGGAGAAAAAAGTAATGGCTCAAGGTGTCCCCCATTACTTCAGAGATGGGTCTAAGCACACAGGAGGCACACACAAGATGCCTAATGGTGAGGTACACTCAGGTGCTACTCACGGTGCTACCTCTAAAAAGTTGTACCACTACGACGAACTTTCTAAAACAGCAAAGGAGAAAACTATGATGTACGGTTCTAAACCAATGAAACCAAAGGCAAAACCTAAGCCTAAGCCCAAGAAGAAGCCGATGAAGAAAGGCTACTAAATACTTCTTGACTTTAACCTAAAAATATGCTATACTATTAACTATAGTATCAACTAAAGAGAACTTATGAAGCCTGAGCTTGAAACTTACTTTAACAACTACAACGAACTCTTCAATCACGAAGGTTTCAAACAACTCATTCAAGAGCTTTCTAACAATGCAATTACCTTGGCTGACATTCAGACAGTCAAGGATACTGAAGACTTCTTATTTCGTAAAGGGCAAGTTGCTGCCTTAGCTTCTGTAATTAATCTGGAGAACACTATTAAAGTGTCCAGAGAGCAAGCAGAAGAAGAAGAAGTAGATGATTAAAGTATACGACTTTCGTTGTGAAAACGGACACGTATATGAAAAATTTGTAGACTCCAGCGACACTACGAGTAGGTGCAAATGTGGTGCTGGTGCTACAAAAATGCTGTCTGCCCCGCCTTTTATACTTGATGGACACTCTGGGGACTTCCCCGGTAGACACATGAAGTGGGTAAAGGAACACGAACAAGCAGGTAGAAAACCTCAATCTCCATAATGACTAAGTTCACGGAGTTTAATTATGTCTAGAGCGACAATGGTAGATTCGCAGCCTGAAGAGGAAACTGTGGAAGACACCGAAGAAAACGAAGCACAAGAGATTCAACAAGAAGACTTTGTTGAGCAACCTCAAGAAGAACCTACAGTACCAGAGAAATATCAAGGCAAGTCTTTAGAAGAAGTCGTGCAGATGCACCAAGAAGCTGAGAAGCTCCTAGGTCGTCAATCCTCTGAAGTAGGAGAGCTTCGTAAGGTTGTGGATGACTACATTAGCAGTCAACCGCAGCAACCAGCACCTCAACAGTACGTTGAGCCTGAAGACGATATTGACTATTTTACGGACCCTCAAGCAGCCGTTAATCGTGCTATTGAGAACCATCCTAAGATCAGAGAAGCGCAGGAGTACTCTGCTCACTACAAAAAACAATCATCTCTGGCAGTGCTTAATAACAAGCATCCAGACATGCAGGATATCCTTAAGGACCCTAAGTTTGCTGAGTGGATTAAAGCTTCAAAAATTAGGACTCAGTTGTTCGTAGAAGCTGACCAACAATTTAATGCTGAAGCTGCTGATGAACTGTTTTCACTCTGGAAGGAGCGTAAGACAGTAGCAGAACAAACCGTGAAAGTTGAGAAACAGGCACGTAAGCAACAAATTAAGGCAGCTAATACGGGTAATATGCAGGGTAGTGGTGAGGCTAGTCGTAGGAAAGTATATCGTAGGGCCGACATTATTAAACTAATGAAAACAGACCCAGAGCGTTATCAAGCTTTATCAGAGGAAATCTTTAGAGCGTACGCGGAGGGTCGAGTCAAATAATCTAAAAGGAGATTGACATGGCTACTGCAACTTATCCCGGTGCGGGGGGTTTTACCGCAAAGACTGAAGCAGGTACGTTTATTCCAGAAATCTGGAGTGACGAGATTATTGCTGCTTACCAAAAGAACCTGAAGATGGCTCCTCTTGTCAAAAAGCTCGCTATGAGTGGCAAGAAAGGCGACAAGCTTCACATCCCTAAGCCCGTACGTGGCGACGCAAATGCTAAGGCTGCTGATACCGCAGTTACTATCATTGCTAACACCGAAGGCGAACTGACTGTTGACATCGATCGACACTTTGAGTACTCACGTCTCATTGAAGACATCGTTGAAGTACAGGCTCTCAACAGCTTACGTCAGTTTTACACTGAAGACGCTGGTTACGCTCTGGCTACCAAAATTGATGCAGACCTCCACTCTTGTGGTACTGGTTTTGGCGACGGTGGTGCAGTTGTGTTCTCTGGTTCAGTAGCGCCTACTGACTACCAGCACAGTGGTGCTTTCTTCAATGACAACGGTACGACGACTCAGTACACTGACGACACGATGGACGCAAGTGACGTGTTTACTGATGCCTTCTTCCGTAACATGATTCAGAAGTTAGACGACAATAATGTACCGATGGAAAATCGTGTACTTATTATCCCACCTTCTGTTCGTAACACGATCATGGGTATCGACCGATACGTGTCTTCTGACTTCGTATCTGGTAGCACTGTAAACTCAGGGCTTATCGGTAACTTGTACGGCGTAGACGTTTATGTGTCTGCTAACTGTGCTACTATCGAAGCTGCTGCTGATAACACTGCTTCCTCTGTTGACACTCGTGCTGCACTTTTGTTCCACAAAGACGCTATTGTCCTTGCAGAGCAGCAGTCAGTACGCTCACAAACCCAGTACAAGCAGGAATACTTGTCAACTCTGTACACGGCTGATTGTCTGTACGGTGTTCAGGTGTATCGTCCTGAAGCTGGTTTCGTTCTCGCTATTGCTGAGTAACGAACTCTATGGGGGTCGCTTAGGCCCCCTTTTTTCTTTTCTTTTGTTTTCTTTAGCTGGAGCAGTCTATGGGTATCTTTAGAGGTACTGGAGGTACTGGTGATGCAACTACAGACGCAGTAGCGTCCCAAGTTGGGACCGATGCAGCGACTGCTTCAACTAAAGCAAACGAGGCTGCTAATTCAGCCACAGCCGCAGCTAACTCAGCTACTGCTGCTGCTACAAGCGCGTCTTCTATAGACGGAGACGTAGCAGCAACCGCTAATAATGCTGTCGCAGCGGCAACTAGCGCAACCAATGCTGCAACTTCGGAAACTAACGCTGGCAATAGTGCAACCGCCGCCGCAACCAGTGAGACCAACGCAGCCACAAGCGCGACTAATTCAGCAACCTCTGCAACCGCCTCAGGGACTTCAGAGACGAACGCAGCGGCTAGTGCTGCCACAGCTACTACTAAGGCTTCAGAAGCCGCCACAAGCGCCACAAATGCGTCTGGAAGTGCTACAGCAGCCAGTACTAGCGCAACTAA